TGATTGGCAACACGCAGACGTTGCTGAGATTAAAGCGAAAAGGTACGAATACTTCGCCGCCCTTGTAGCCGCAGCCGAACGTGAGAAGCTGGCCGCTTGGATGATGAGCCAAGGTTACGCAACCGGTCATGGCGACAGCATAAAAAAATTATTGGAAGAACTTGAATGGCAAATTGAAGAGCGCATAAGAAACGAGCGTTCTGCAAGGGAAAACACATGAACACATATCCACGGGTTTATCTTACATACCACGCTGACGGGAATGTGGGCATCGGCACTCCACCGGATGCGTCTGTGCCGCTGGTCATGGGTGAGCCTGTTGAGCGCCTGCGCGTGAGCTTGACCGATGGTGTCGGCAGCACGCAAGAAAAGGGTCGTAACTGGACGCCGATATTTACACTTCAAGATGTTCAGGACGCCATCCTTGCCGAGCGCATGGAGATACTAAAGCTGTTGCGTAAGCAAGCAGAGTTCTGGAAAGAGTGGGAGTACCCAGAGGAGTATATTTTTGCTGTGGGTGTACTTACGGAGCGCATCAAGTGCAAACCAACATCAAAGTAAAAATCAAAAGCACAGGACAGGTCGGTTTTGTTGCAAATGTAGACGAACACTCCATCTGTGTACGGCTACCGGGTTCTGACGGATGGCCGTTTCCAAGTTACCAGTGGGTGCCCCGCCAAGATGTCGTGACTGTACGGGAAAAGAAAGAACCTCCTGAGTTTGAGGCAGCACCATTTTGAACACTACATGGTCCTACAGTAGTCTTAAAACATTTCAAGAATGCCCGAAAAAATATTATCATTTGAGGGTAGTTAAAGACTTTGTAGACAAACCAACTAAAGCAACTTTGTATGGTGGCGAATTACATAAAGCCGCAGAAGAGTTTGTAAAAAACGGTACTCCCATACCCGCTAAGTTTGACAATACTCATATTAAACCTACGATAGAAAAACTTATGCAACTGGAGGGTGAACGATTTTGTGAATACCGCATGGGGCTAACTAAAGATTTAGAACCGTGCGGGTTTTTTGATACGCATGTGTGGTGGCGGGGCATTGCAGACTTGTTGATTATCAACCGGAAAAAAGGTCTGGCTTACTCTTTAGATTACAAAACAAGCAAAAGCGCAAGATATGCAGACGTGCAGCAGCTAGACCTAATAGCCGAAGGAGTCATGGCGCACTTTCCCGAGATCACACGAGTTAAATCAGGGTTACTTTTTGTAGTAAGTAATGAGTTCGTGAAGGCATACCAGACAGCAGATAGCCGAGGGCGTTACATAGATAAAGTGAAGCCTGACTTACACAGACTGCAAAGTGCGTTTGAAACCGGCGTATGGAATGCTTCACCTAATAACTTATGTGGTTGGTGTCCCGTTAAAACTTGTGAACATAATCGAGGTTGATATGCCCTACGTTAACAAACCCCGTCCGTATAAAAAAGAATACAAACAACAAGTTGCACGAGGCGAAGCCGACGAGCGATTAGCTAGAGCCCGCGCACGATACTCCATAGACAAGAAGGGCACTGATAAAAATGACAACGGCAAAGCTGATGCCCGTGAAGGTAAAGACGTAGCGCATAAGATAGCGCTAAGCAAAGGAGGTACAAACGAGCAAGGACTGCGTATTGAGAGCCAAACAAAGAACCGTTCATTTAAACGAAATTCAAATCATAAACTTGTATCAGAAACCAGTAAGAGGGAACGTGGAAAAATATGATTGGCCTCGACCGCCGGGGCTTGAACCGTTTGCACATCAGAAAGTAACATCAGAGTTTTTAGCTACTAAACGTAAAGCATTTTGTTTCAATGAGCAAGGTACGGGTAAAACTGCATCCGTTATCTGGGCCGTTGACTACTTGATGAAACTTGGTGTATTACGTCGTGTGTTGATTGCTTGTCCGTTGTCGGTGATGCGTTCTGCGTGGCAAGAAGACTTTTTCAAGTTTGCTATGCATCGGTCCATTGATATTGCTTACGGTGCAGCAGACAAACGCAAAAAAATAATCAACGGCATGGCCGAAGTGATCATCATTAACTTCGATGGGATCGGCATCGTCAAGAAGGAGATAGCCGCAGCGGGCTTTGATCTGATTGTCATTGACGAGGCGTCAGCTTATAAAAACGCGCAGACCAAACGATGGAAAGATTTGCGCGATGTTATGAAATCAGTCAAGGGTTTGTGGATGTTGACGGGAACACCCGCTGCTCAATCGCCTGTAGATGCTTACGGATTGGCTAAGCTTATTAACCCAATCAACACACCTAAATTTTTTGGGCAGTTTAGAGACATGGTGATGGACAAAATATCCATCTATCGTTGGACACCAAAGATCGGGGCCGACAAAATCATACATACATTGTTGCAACCGGCTATACGATTTGAAAAACATCAGTGCTTAGACTTACCTCCACTGACTTACGTTGACCGAGAAGCTCCGTTGAGCCCACAGCAGAGAGCATACTACAACATGCTCAAAAAGCAGATGATGATCCAAGCAGACAATGAAGATGTAACGGCAGCCAATGCAGCGGTGCAAATAAATAAGCTGTTGCAGATATCGGGTGGGGCGGTGTACACCGACAACAAAGAAGTACTTGAGTTTGATGTATCAAGCAGACTTAATGTAGTTAAAGAAGTTATCGAAGAGTCGTCGCACAAGACGCTGGTATTTGTTCCGTTTACTCATACGATACAAATATTAAAACAATTTTTAGATAAACACAATATATCAAATGAAATAATCAATGGTGCTACAACCGTGAGCAAACGCTCCGATATTATTATGGAGTTTCAAAAGCATACCAACCCAAGAGTGCTTATTATTCAACCTAAGGCGGCATCACATGGACTAACCTTAACCGCCGCTGATACTATTATATGGTATGCACCTGTCACTAGTGTAGAAACATACTTACAAGCAAATGCACGAATTGATCGTCCGGGGCAAACCAATAGTATGACGGTAGTTCATATTAAAGGATCACCTGTTGAAGCACGGGTGTATAAATTGCTACGTACTAACATGGAACAACACGAAAAAATTATAGACTTGTACAAACAAGAAATGCAGGATACTTGACAATGTCAAAAGTTATGCTATAATTCCGGTTCTTCGTTAGGGAGGTTAGATGTGGAAGAAACTTTAGTTGATGTACCGATGGATCAGTTAGCAAAAGCATACGTCAGAATTAGGGACGAGCGAGCAAAGTTAAAGTCAGAGTATGAGTCACAAGACAGCGATTTAAAAGAGCAAATGGCAGTGATCGAGCAGGAGTTGCTTAACGCTTGCAACCGTATCAAAGCCGATAGCATCCGCACCGCACATGGGACAATCATTCGGTCGATCAAGTCACGTTACTGGACGAACGATTGGAGTTCTATGTATAAGTTTATAAAAGATAACGATGCGTTTGCGTTGTTGGAAAAGCGTATACATCAGACCAACATGAAAGAATTTCTGAGCGAAAACTCGGACTTGCTACCTGCGGGTTTGAATGTAGAGAATGAATACACCATAGTCGTTAGACGTTCTAAGTGAGGACATAAATGAGTAACCTTGTATTAAGCCAAGACACCCCTGATTTCCTTCAAAAAGCTGGCATCAGTAATTTAAGTAAACAGCTTGCTGGAAAAAGCGGCGGTGTAAAACGTATCGTGCCTAAGAACGGCATCTTCCGCAAAATGGCTGGTGGCGAAGAAGTCGGCAAAATTAAAGGTCCGCTGGAGGTTGTGATTGTTGATGCGTCTCCAAATGTTGGTCGTATATATTATGAAAAACAATGGAGCCCTGATGCTGAGCCGACTGCGCCGACTTGTTTTTCAAATGATGGACGTGAACCCGATGAGTCTGTAGAGAACCCCCAAGGAGACCGTTGCGATACTTGTCCCAAGAACATCAAAGGGTCAGGTATGGGTTCTTCAAAAGCCTGTCGGTACTCGCGTCGGCTTGCAGTTATGCTGCTTGAAGATTTTGATACTGCGCTTGAAGGGCAAGTCTATCAAATGAATCTCGCATCAAAGTCGTTGTTTGGCGATTCAAATGTTGAAAACGCTTATACGTTTGAAAATTACCACAAAGTTTGTATAAACAATGGTAAAAGTGTTGACCACGTTGTCACTAGCATTTTCTTTAATGAAGACAATGATAATCAATCATTGTTATTTATGCCTATGCGTTGGATAAAAGCAAAAGAGTACAATATCTCTGTAAAGCTTACTGAGTCTGGTGTCACTAAACGCATCGTTATGATGACTCCTTATCAAGCAGATACTACAAAAGCTTTGCCTGCTGCTGCAAGTCCGCCTAAAGAGGAGTTTGAACCTAAGAAACGTGAAAACAAAAAAGAATTGACTGCACCCGCGCCAAAAAACAATCTTGATGCAATTGTAAAAGCCTGGGCCGACGAAGATTAACATGTCGTATGGGTATAGCCAAAGTTTAGCCGCCACACTGCTGGATACGGATTCTGAACATCTTGGCATTACGCTTGGGAAACACTGTGTGAAGTTGGGCATCCCCGTAGCTAAAGTCGCTGACTCCTTGGGAGTCAGCAGAGCTACGGTCTACAATTGGTTTTGGGGATTAAACACCCCCCACAGCAAATACGAAAAGCCAATTCAAGACTTCATTCGTGTTAACTGTTGCTGTTAGAACCTTCGTCTTTTATGAGTTGACATGTCCAATTTTGACCTATTGGATGCTGTGCTGCCTTCTGAAGGTCGGTATTGCATTGTGGGGGTCGGTAAGTATGTAGATCAAAGGCTGTTTGATACCAAAGAAGAAGCTGAAAATTGCATTAAAAAACTTACTAAGTCTTTCAATGTGTACTTTGGGTGCGCCAAATTTGGTTCACTCAACAACCGCAGACACGAGAACGCTTTATATTTCAGGGCGTTATGGCTTGATATCGACTGCGGCCCTACCAAGGGTGTGCCTGATGAAAAAGGCATCATCGCAGGATACCTAGATCAAAACATAGGGATGAGTGAACTCAAAAAGTTCTGTAAAGAAGTTAAGTTACCAAAACCAATTTTAGTAAACTCAGGTTACGGTATACATGCTTACTGGTTGTTGGAAGAAACACTAACTCAAACAGAATGGAAGCCATTAGCTAAGAAACTCAAACAGCTTTGCAATACGCACAACCTGATCGTTGACCCCGCAGTTTTTGAAGCATCAAGAGTGATGCGTGTTCCAGGTACTTATAACCATAAGGATAAAGATGATTTAAAACAAGTTACGATTATTAATGAAGTATCAGATCGTATACTTGTTGCAGCTTTAACCGAGCTACTCGGCGCACCAGAACCAGAACCAAACGACGACCGGCCTGATTACATACCTGCAAGCATGAGCCCCATGATGGAGGCTATGCTGAAGAATAAAGTAAAACGATTTAAAACCATCATGATCAAGTCGGCACAAGGCACTGGGTGCGCCCAACTACTACACTGCTACCAGAACCAACAAAGTATTAGCTACAATTTGTGGAGATCCGCGCTTTCAATTGCAGCGTTTTGTATTGATAAAGACACTGCGGTACACAAAATATCAGAAAACTACCCCGGGTATGACCGCTATGAAACGGAAGTAAAAGTTGATGATTTGATACGGACAGGCGCTCCGCATCACTGCACAACATTTGCTCGATGGAACCCCGAAGGTTGTAACGAGTGCGCACATAAAGGGCGCATAAAGACTCCAATTATGCTTGGAGTTGAGATAGCCGAGGCCGACACAGACGAAATAGAAGTGGTGTCAGAAGATGGCGAAGTAACTATTGAACATATACCTGAGTATCCGTTTCCATTTTTTAGGGGTAAAAACGGTGGTGTGTACAAGCGCCCTCCCGCAGACGCCGAAGAAGAAGCAACACAGGTTTATGAACATGATTTGTACATACACAAACGGATGATTGATCCTATACTTGGGGACTCGGCTGTAGTCAGATTGCGGTTACCAAAGGATGGATTAAAAGAATTTGTACTTGGGGCTGATGAAATTTTTTCTAAAGATAAGCTGCGGCAAACATTGGCTCGGCACGGTGTATACACTCACAAAAAGCAATACGATGACTTATCTGTTTATTTTGTGGGGTCACTTAAAACTATGCAGTTTGATAAAAAGGCGGAAACTATGCGTACACAATTTGGTTGGATAGAAGCAGATAGCAAATTTATTCTAGGTGATCGTGAAATAACTAAAGATGGCGTTTTTTATAGCCCCCCTTCAAGCTATACAAAAGATATAGCAGAGATCATCACCCCTGTTGGGTCATATGAGAAATGGAAAGAAGTGTTTAACCTCTATGGTCGGCCTGGGCTTGAGGGAAATGCTTTTGGTGCGTTGACTGCGTTTGGGTCTCCTTTACTAAAATTTACTGGGATGAAGGGTGCAATCATTAACTTAATTCATCAATCGGCAGGTACAGGTAAGTCTACGGTGCTTTACCTATGCAATAGTGTGTACGGGCGTCCAACTGAGCTAGGTTCGATTTGGAAAGACACCTTCAATGCTAAGATTCACAGACTTGGCGTTTTAAATAATTTACCTAATACGATTGACGAAATAACAAATACAACCCCCCAAGAGTTTTCTGATCTTGCTTACAGCATCTCACAGGGCAGGGGTAAGAACCGCATGAAGGCTAACGCCAACGAAGCGCGGTTAAATTTAACAAGCTGGACAGGCATTACGCTTTCGTCTGCAAACGCAAGTTTTTACGAAAAACTCTCCACACTGAAGAATTCACCAGATGGCGAGAATATGCGCTTACTTGAGTACCACGTACACAAGTCGGATGCAGTTACTACGCAAGAAGGCAAAGATATGTTTGATCATCAGCTACTTGAAAACTACGGCCATGCTGGTGATATTTATATTCAGTATTTAGTAAACAATCTTGAAAATGTAAAAGAACTTATTAGGAAAGTGCAGGCAAAAATTGATAAGGAAGTGCAATTTACAAGTCGTGAGCGGTTTTGGTCAGCAGTAGCTGCTTGCAACATCACAGGCGGTTTGATTGCTAAAGAGTTAGATATCCACAACTGGAACATGATGGCAGTTTATAAATGGCTTCTTAGGACTCTTAACAATATGCGAGAAGAAATAAAACCCCCAACTCTAAACCCTTTAATGATCATTGGCGACTTTATCAATACTAACATTCAGAAAGCTTTGGTCGTGCAAGGCAAAGAAGATAAGCGCACCAGTATGACTACCAACCCAACACTTATGCCAAAGGGAGAGCTATACATACGTTACGAACCTGATACCAAGTATTTATTTGTTACGGTAAACAGTTTTAAAAAGTATTGCGCAGATCAGCAAATCAATTATAAAGACACTCTTAAACAGCTTAAAGATTTAAATGTATACGTTGAAACTGTGAACAAACGTATGGGTAAAGGCACTCAACTAGATTCCCCCGGTGTACGGGTGTTGGCATTTGACGCGTCTAATTCTGAGTACTTGCAAATGGATTCATTAACAAATTATGAGGATCGAGACAGTAACGTACAACGTCAACTGGGCTAGGTTTAAACCTGGAACTTCTTTTTTTGTACCTTGCATAGACCACAGATCGGCAAAAACAACGGTTAACGAAGTAATGCGCCGACTACGTATGAAGGTGGTGATGAAGGTTGTAATTGAAGACGGTATAAAGGGTTTGCGTGTATGGAGAGTTTAAGTTATTTTTTTAAGTCTGTTGAAGTGCCATACACTTCTATCCTACGTAGACGTTCACGTTCAGCCACCGCCTTACGTGATGGTGCAGCAGCAGGGGCAAGCAACGCTGCATTCTTTTCTGACAACCGCAGACCACGCCAAGACTCACCACGGTCTTTAGCTCTACGTTCCAGCGATTCTTGAAGCTGCTCAACCTCAATCCTGAACGAGGGGTACTTTTTGTTGAACTCAACAAGGTCTTTGGTAATTAGTTGGTTGTAAGCCTTAAAGTTTTTGTTGCGGTATTCACGATCAATGTTATCAAACAACTTCTGACGTTCGTTCTCAATACGTTGCTGAATACCAATAAGTTTGAAGGTTACGTTTTGCGTATTGGCAAGAAGGTCTGAACGGAACCCAATAGCTTGACCGATAAGCTCACCCGTCGTAAACGCATCCTTGCTCATGATCTGAGCGCCTTTGTTATCTTTAGCGCCTTCAGTGGCGTACTTATGCGTAAGCACAAAATTACGAATTAGTGCAGGAGATAACTTCTCTACGCCTTTTTGATAGTCTCCGTTTGCGAAAGCCTCATACGCATCTGCCCAATTAAGTATCATGTTTACACTGGGGCCAGCTTTCTCAATGGCGTAGGCTTGCAATTCCTCTCTAGGTGTTTTGGTTTCCTTAATATCACGGAACCACAAATCGTTGAGCTGCGTACGAGAAGCAAAGTCAAGACCAGTAAAGGCGTTAAGAGGTCCACGTTCAATAATATCGCTCAAGCTTTTACCATTAATTTTGTAACCCCCAAGCACTTCGGGTAGGAACATCGTACGAGCCCAAAGCTCAAAATCAAGACCTTTAATATCTTTTGGTTTTTCGTCATCGTCGGCAAGATTCCAAGCCAACCCCAGCAAGCCCATTACTGCACTAAACATAGGCAATCCAGCAGCGCCAGCAAGCATCCAAGTGCTCGCCATCGTACCCCAGAATATTTTTGCGGCTTCGACCTTACCTTCTTTATTAAGGAAAGGAATCATGCGCTTGAAGTTTTTAAGCAAGTACAAAGTCACATGCAGTGGATACATCTGAAACTGCAACATGATTTTGCCACCTGCATTACGCATAATCATCGGGCGGTTGTATTCACCGTAGTTGCCGAGCGCATCGTTAGTGTCTTGAACGGCTTGATCTATGGCGTCTTCTTCAGATATGTTTGGGTTTTTTCTTTTAGACAACCGATACGAAGCTAAGAACAAAATTTCACGAGAAATTCTTTCAGTTGAATGTATCAACCCACCAAATATCATATTTGCGTAATGCTTTCCGCGCTGCGCTACAGAACCAAATTCTTCCGTAGGTACGTTTTTGTAATCAAACAGTGCACGCGCATAAGTGTTTTGAGTTACGTCCCTAGCCAGCATACTTTCTACAGCAGTACGTTCGTCTGCTGTAAGGCCAGAAGCATTCATTATTGAGGGTGGTGACCAAACGGAGCTGCCTGTTGCAGTCTTACGCATAATCCCGAATTGATCCCATACTTTCATTAACTTAGCCATTTCTGCGGCTGTAGCTCCGTACCCATGACGAGCACCAAGTATGGGTATACCTGTTTGAATAATGCCAAGTGGCTGCAACAACGCAGAAGACGCACCAGAAAGATAATAGATAAACGAAGCTTTGTTAACAAAGCTGGCTATTTTGTCGAGCACACCGGGGATATTAGGGTTGAGTGTTTGCGCTACCCGTTCTTCCATTTGAGACATGAAAGGTTCAAGCTCCGGTCTGTTCTCTATAGACTCACGAGCAGCCGACAACGTATTGCGTAACTTAGGTGCGTACTTGAGCCGAGCAAGTTGCAGGGACATTCTCAAGGATGATTCATTAAAGTCACGAAGAAAATCAGTACGATAACCCGCATATCCTTTACGAGTGATAAATTGTTTTCTAAAAGATTGTTCTGGCATTGTGCGTAGATACAACTGATACACAGCATCTTTCATATCTTCACGAACAGAAAGGTCTGTGAAGTTGGCGTTATCAATTAAATTAAAAGTAGCTTTTAAAATTGCACTAGGGTTTTGCCCATCAATAGATCTTGTGGACGCTTCACGCAACTTTCGTAAGTCATTGCCGATTTCAAATTTTTTGGTTTCAAGTAAATTATCTAAATTATCTTTACGATCAGTGGCCATTTGAGCAGCAACAGCATCACGCTCAGCCATCGTTGGAAACATGAAGAACTGTTTTGTATTTCCTACATACACAGAAAGCCAAAAATCTCCATCTCGCATTAAAGGGAAATAAGGATTGATTCGACTTTGTCCTTCAAACATTTTTTTGATTGAGGCTAATAATTTACTTTTTGCTTCAGGTGAAATGTTGGCTTCATTAATTTGATCGTCAAGCAGTGAGCTATAAAGCTCGGCCATATCTTCATAATACTGTTTTGCGTCATTGTATAAACGTCTTCCTTTTGGTCCAAGGTCTTCAAACATTTTATTTACAAGTTCACTACGAATTTCAGAAGTGGGGTCAATTTCTGAATCAGTTGTTACTTTAGTAATTTTATCTATTTTGTCACGAAGGGTAGGGTCTGCACGAAATGCGTCGTTTATATCTCGTGAAAGATCAGCAGCCGCACCCATAAGTTTTTGTGCCATGCCGCTTAGTTGTTGCAGTTGTTTGTTAACTTCTAGCAAACGAGGTATATCTTTCCCAGCCCATTCAGCTAGGAAAGCGTTTGTCACTGGCTTAACTAAACCTTGACGAATGCGATAGTTTGTACCCCGCCATATTGCTGCAAGTGCGGGGAAAATATTTTTTCCATTACGTAGTTTGTATATAAGTGAAGCTTGTTTCGCTAAATTTTCAGCACGTTTAGAAGTTTCGTATTTCTCAACGGCTTCATCTACTGCATTGTCGATTTCTTTTTGGGTTCTTGCTGCTCTTCTTTCCGCAGCTTCGCTAGAAACTCCGGCAGGGAGGCCGACCGATTCAACACCTTGAGGGCTTTGTTTAGCGCCTCCGGGTACTCCTTGCTCCCCTTCTCCTTTTCCGCCAGCGACTTCCACTGGCTCAGTAATGCGACCATCTCCGACTTGTTCGTTGCTAGCGTCCTTGAAGCGCTTTCCAACAGACTCAAGATTTCCATATCTAAACTCCTTGTTCAAGAACTGATAAATGTCCATGTTCTTAGCTAAGAACTTGGCAAAGCTGTTCTTTACGTCTGCCAGATCAAACCCAGGCATCGTCTCTAAATACATAATGTCGCGTTGCATTTCCTTAGCAAAATCTGAACCATGATTACGTTGTTTAAAATGCGCTAATTCATGGATCATTGTGCCAATCATGGACACAGCAATTTGAGCAGGTGTTCCCTTATCTCTTAAATCCGTAGAGGCAGGGTTTAAGAAAGACCCACTAAACGGAACACGTATGCTTACCCCAAGGTATTCTTTATCAAAACTTACACCGATTGCTTCTTTTTCTAAGTTGGCGTAACTTGGGTCAGACATTACCAACACTTCACGCAACTGCATGAATATGTCGCCTACTTCTTTTAAGTAAGCATCAAACCGAGCGCCAAATTTTGCTCGTGCTACCGCCGTAAACGGTACTGTACCGCCAATGATGACTCCGGTGTCATCTTTCTCGTAATTAATAACATCTGTTTGAGATATGGATAATGCGTTTAATTCATCCGCACTTAGTTTTTTAACAAGGTTATCGTGAACCATGACCCGTGTTGGGTCGATTTTGTCTTGTGGAATTTTAAGTTTATCAATTTCTATTGTAACTTTAGACAAATCGTCTACGGACAACTCTGGGGGTTGTCTGTTGTTAATAGTCATTACCCCATCTTTGACTTCTACTTTGTCCGTAGGTTTAATGAGTGTAAGCCCAGTTGGGGCTGGTGGTATTTCAGGCTTAAGCTCTTCAGGAGAACTTAATTTACCATCAGGTTCTATGTACTGCACCATCCCAAAACTTTGTACTTCTTTACCATACTCAGCTTGAGCAAACGTAAGAGTTATGTAGTTGAAAATACTATCAAAATCTTTTTTGGCGTCAAGAGAAAAACTTTGCCTATCTGCATTAAATGGATAACCAGGGTCTTCTGGCTTTATATTTTCGTTAGGCGATACATCAATATAAAAAGTTCTTTTAATGTTTTTTCCGCCAGTCCCAGGTTTGTCTTGAATTGCTGTATCAAACTGATATATGCCGTTTGACAATATGTAAGCATTAGTCCAAGGTGGGTAAGATAATTCGTCTTTTGTTATATAAATACGTGCTTCGCCCCAATTAAATTTAACTTTAGAAAAGACAGTATATTTATCTATTGGGAAAGCATTGCCTAACGGAAGTGTATCGTAGCCCCAGCCTTTGTCCAACAGCACATTAACATTTTCAAACAACGGACTATGCTTAAGAGACTCACCAGCTGCTAAGTTGAATGAGTTAAACGGTATTTCTTTAGTTGCTCCCGTTGATGAATCAATATAAGTTTCAGGAACTACAACACGTATTGACGTACCATGCCCTTCAGGAAATGTTGATTTTGTATATTGTTCAACAACATCAGGGTCGGAAGTAATTTCAATTTTAGGAGATTTACTGGGATCACCAAATGATTCCAAAAGCTCGTCTCCATTTGTAACCATACGAGCTATTTCGCCATTGTTTAAAGACAATACTTCTAGGTCATTGTTTTTAAGCAAAAACAGCATCTTTGCAATGCCAAATCCACCGGACGCACGTTTTGTATTTTTTACAGTTCCAGCAATTTGTAAGAATTCATTGCCCATAATATTAGCTGGCATACCAGGGCCGTCATCAATAACAGTAATAGACCTGCTTGCGTTGTCTATTTTTATTCTTATATTACCTACTTTTTGGAGCCCTTCTTCAATACCACCCTTAATTGCGTCAAAAGAATTTTGAAACAGTTCTTTAATTGACACTTCAGGTACTCTCGCTGGAGTGCTATAAATT